TTTCGCCGCATACGTCGGGGTGCTGGGGTCGGCCCACACAGTTTCCATGCGGTACATCTCCGAAGGGATTTCGCCGTTCATGACTTTGTGGGCGATCCGCATCGCTTGCTCCCACGAACCGCCAAACACACGGTTCTTACGCTCAACCTTTTTGACGAGCCGCGACTCAGAGGACTTAATCGCTTCCGCGCTGGCCGGGTTATCGGAAGAGAACGAAAGGTACTGCGGCGGCAAGCCTGTGTAAGCAGCGGCCTTCCTGTCGAGCGCGTCCAACGCATCAACAAAATTTCGTAGCTCGGCAGCCGAAAACTGTTGCGCCTTAGCGTCTGGATCGTCAAAAGCCAATATCCTCGCCATGTAAGCGTCGTAAAGCTTCTCCCCCGTTTCGGGGTTCACACCAAGGTCTTCCGGCTTCACACCAAAGATCAGACGTTGCGGGATCGCCATCAATTCCGCGGTGCCTTGCATGTCCATCATGATCCTGGCCGCGGCATCGGTCACGCTGCGTAGCTCAGGCGTAATCTCCGACGTGCCATACAAATCCGACAACCTCGTGCGGTTCGGCAAAGGCACCACCGGCACCACACCCAGGTCGTGTCGCACCCGCGAGACGAGCCGCCAGTTGTAGTCGCGATTAACAACGTCGCCTTTGTAGCTCCACCCGCTGTACGAACCGCTGTACGGCTGGCCCGAAGGCTTCCGCACCCACTGCAACGTCTCGTTCGGCAGATATAGCGTTGTTGATATAAGTTCGGACTGATCTTCGGTATAGATAGCGCGGATAGCATCAGTGACTTGGCGGGTCCGCGGATCAATCACCGCATAAAGCGCGGTAGGCGGCTCCACCCTAATGATCGGCACATCCGAAGCCACGAACCCGTCAAACTCAGGATCAGGCGCCGAAACCGTAATGTACGCCCGCCCATACACGAAAGCATCCGTATGCCCAAGCGTGCCTTCGATGTCGAGGTTGTTGGCGGTCCACCAATCCCAGAGCTTCATGTCGGCGTCATCAGACCCGCCCATGCGGAAACCCTCAACCTCCTGGCGCTCCGCTAGGGAATCGACGTACAGGCGCGGGTAGCCAACGTGGGCGAGCAAAGCCCGCATCTCTGGCGGAACGGCAATGCCAATCGCTTCCGGCCGGCGCAGACTGTCGTAATAGGCTTTGTCGTCCCTTAAGCCTAGCTGGGATTCCTCGAACTTACTGAGCAGTTCGTCGCGGCGCTGTTCATTCTCGGTCGCCATTACTTAATCACCGCCACTCGCCTGGTTCTCGCTTTCCTGCTCATTAAGAAGTCCTGCCTGACACCGAACGCCAGGACGGCGCACACGGCCCCGTCGATCTTTTTTGATGAGTCCTTCGACGCTTTGCGGATCGCAATCGCGTCGTAAATCGTCGGGAACCTGCGGGCATTCAGGATGTGTTGCCGCAAAACGATGTTCCCGTCATGGGTGAGTTCTTTCTCCAGCACGGCGTCGAGGAACCGTTCGCAGTCCATCGCGAACCGCTTCTTATGCCCGCGCATATCGAACGCCACCGGGTTGTTCGGGGAAGCGTTCACTTTGATGCTGCGCCGGAAGTCCCGCGACCACTGGTCGACGTGCGCCTCGAACTGGTACACGTCGGCGCGGAAACCAACAACCTCATATCGTTGGAAGCACGATCTGACGGTGGCGTCTACGTCGGGCCGCGGAACCTCACCGTTCTCATGCTTCTCAGGGTTCCACGCTTTGATGAGGAACAAACAGCCGTCTGATACCCGGCAGGCGACGAGGGCGGTCCAGTCGTTGGACTTCGAACCGTCGAACCCCAACGTGATGCGTTCGCCTTTTTCGAGGGCGGCTTCGGGTTGTGCGACCGCGTCCCACTCATACGGGGCGATCCACGAATCCTCCGCTGCGTTCACCTGATTCAGAAATTTCCGGCGGCTTTCGGTGACGGGGTTCTTCAGGTCGAGGATGGATTCGATGATCGAATCGACCGGCAACCACGTCGAGTCCCCGCGGGCGATCTCGACACCTTCACGCAGCTTTACGATCCCGGCTGCGTACCCTTCGGGGTCTTCACGCTCAGACGGGATATCGCTGACCGGAGTGTCGGCCGGCGCTTCGAGGGCGTCGTAGAGGACGCCGACATCGACGGCGTCACCGGCTTGGACTGCTTGCCACGCATCGTATTCGCGTTCGGCAACGGAGTCTTCCCCGGGGATGTGGGCGTTGCAAATCGACAACGTCCTGGCGCCAGCGGTTTTCGTGACATTACCTTCGATCACACCGGCCAGCGCATGGCCGTCGTTCGACTCAACCCACCACTGAGTCTCGTTACGAATCACCAGCGTGGGGCGGTTGCCCTCCATCGCATACGGTGACGAGGTCACGGCTTCGATCCTGCCGCCGGCCTCGCTGTAGATGATGGTTTTGTTGACTTCTAGCCCGAAGTCTTTCTTTAACTGCGTCGACACCATCACCGGGAACAGCGACATGGTGTTTTTGGTTTGTTCGTGGGAGACGGCGACGATCTGGACCCAGGCAGCGTGCCTCGGTTTCCCGATGGGTTCGCCGCGTAAGTCGAAGCGGTCGAACGCAACCGGCCCGCAAAGTTCCGCGAGCGCCAACGCGGCCGACAACGGATCTTTCCCCCACCCCTTCAGGCGGCGTAGCACACCGGCACGGTAGGCGTACCTGCCGTCGTCATCAACGGCGTACCACCACAGAATGAACCGTGCCTGCTCCAGCGTCGGCATGAACGGTTCGCCGGCATGCTCCCCGCCGGGGGACTTAACGTAGTTCGCGAGCCAGTTGATGACACCCCAGCCCAAGGTTTGTTCTGGCAGCCACCAGGATTGGTCTTGGGTTTTGCGCCAGACGGGTCCGACGATGTTGGGTTGCGCCGGGAGTAGCTGTGGTGTGTCCACTCCCGGCACCTCCCTTTATTTGTTCCAGGCGATCTCGCAGTCGGACAGCGGCGGTGGTGGCGCTGTGAGGATGACCCTGAGGTTGGTGGAGTTCCCGGTCGCGAGGTATTCGAGTAACGCCCGGTCTCTGATGGCGTTGTATCCGGTTGTGGCTTGGGCGCCTTCGACTACTTGGACTACGCAGTCGAGTTTCTCGCGGGCGTTCCGCTCGTTGGCCTGCTGCCTGAGTTGCACGAAGACCAAATCGGCGGCGGCGATCAACCCGATGATCAAGAAGATCAGGGTCATTACGTCATTCTTGGGTTTCATTGGCGTCCTTGCGGGCTTCGTTGAACCACCAGCCGGCGACGGTGGTCATCATGGCGTCGGGCGCTAGTCCTAGGTCGATCTCCGGTCTGATGCCCTTCAAGATGTATGACCCGAACCAGACGAGGCCGACGATCCCTGCGAGGGCGGTTTTGACTTGCATTGTCATAGCCCGCGCCACCCTGTGTTCAGGGAATGGGGTTGTTCCGGTGGCAGCGGAACCGGCGAATTAACGGGTCTGGGCTGCGACCTATTATGTGGATCACCGCTGGTCAGAGCGTTGCTCGAGGTCCGCGGCGCGGCGGGTATCGGAGACTCCGAAGTCGGTGTGTTCGCTGATGCGACCATCCCACCCAGGATCGCCAGAGCAGACCCGCAGAGATCCACGATGGGTGAGTCCACAACACCCACGACACCGATCAGGACGGCTTGGACGGCGGCGATAACTCCGTACAGCCATTTCCGGAAGTTGTTTTCGGCTTCAGGGTATGCAGCGAGCGGTGATGCGAGTGCGACTAGCAGTCCGGCAATGAGGGCTGCTTTGTCGTCTCCGACGATGTTCCACCCGACGAGCAGCGACGAGATGGCGGGTCCACCGGAGTGGATCATGGCCCTTACATCACCCCACGTCCGAACACCCAAAGCGTTCTGCAAGACCGCTGGGACGGCTGCCATTACAGCCGCCAGCGTCCCCCTGCGGGTCGCACCGGCTTGGGGGCCGGGGGCGGTGCCGCAGGAGCCTGTGGGGCGGCGGCGGGCCTCGGATCGTACTGGGT